AAGAGAAGCTGGCGGTGCCTGCCGATATGGCTCAAGCCACTTTTGGCAAGCACTTTGTTTTCAAGGAAGGCGTCATGACGCCTGTAGACGCTGCCGGTAATACGATTTACAGTGATTCCAATCCGGGCGATATTGCCACGTTTGATGAAGCTATGGACCGGGTTGTCGAGTCTTACGCTCATCGTGATACCATTTTGAAAGGGGCGGGCCACAACGGTTCTGGTGCGAATCCCCCTGACGATGGATCAGGCAAGCGCACCATCACGCGCAAGCAATTCGAGGGGCTGAGTCCTGTGGATCAGCAGAAATATGCCACTTCAACAGAGGTGACAATCACCGATTGATTGATTTTATATACCGCCGGACTCGGATGAGAATGGTGCCGTTGCTGGATAGCAAATAAACCCATTCTTTTTAATCTTGCAAGGAGGCCATCATGGCTGAAAATACATTAACAAGTCTCATACCAAGTCTGTACGCGGGCTTGGACACCGTGTCCCGCGAGCAGGTGGGTTACATTCCATCTGTTTTCCGTGACGCAAGTCTGGAACGTGCCGCGCTGAATCAGGCGATCACTTTCCCAATCACCCCGGCTGGTAACTCTGCCAGCATCACCCCGGCCATGACGATTCCGAATCCAACGGGTCAGACTGTTGGCAACGGCACCATCACGATCACCAAGAGCAAAGCCGCTGAGTTTGGTTTTGTGGGTGAGGCGCGGATGGGCCTGAATAGTGGTCCCGGTAACAACACCGTTCAAGCGGACATGTTCG